CTGGGGTCCAGGACGTATGATTCCATATCGCCGTAAAGGTGACTTGGACTTTGCGCCTACGCCTGCATTTAATCAGGGTTCAATAGAAATGGAAGTCAATCAGTCTACCCAGGCGGACCGCCTAGTAGGACTAGACGAGGACTCACAGATCTCTAGTATTCGCAAGCAGTTCCTTGTAGACAAGTTTCTGCAGCACAATGCAGAGGTTATGCGTATGGCTTACCGTTGCTTCCAACGTTTTGGACCAGACGAGATCTTCTTCCGTGTAACTGGTATCCCTGATCCGCAAGTTATGGACCGAGGTAATCCTGACGCTAACTTTGATATCACGATTAACTACGACGTACTGAATACAGATCCTAAGTCGCAGGAAGTTAAACTGGCTCAAATGACCCAGCTTATCCAACTGGACCGCAATGGCCGTATAGACGTTGACAAGTTGATTGCTGTACTCGCAGGATCTATTGATCCTATCCTTGCGGACTCTGTGCTTTCACCAGTAGAAGATGCTCAACAGCAAGTGGTCAAGGATGTCACTGACGACCTTACTAAGATCTACGCTGGTATAGAAATGCCAGCACGTGCAAGCGGAGGACAGATCGCTATGCAGGTACTACAGCAATACGGAGAGCAGCCTGACATCCAGCAGAAGCTACAGGAGGACGAAGCCTTTGCTGAACGTCTGCAGAAGTACGCTGGTCAGTATCAGTTCCAGATGCAGCAAATGCAGAACGCAGAGATCGGACGCATAGGTACAACCCCAGCACAGATGGGTGAAGTACAAACTCAATCAATGCCTCAATACTAATATGGAAAAGCCAACAATCGAACAAGACATAGAGCACCTGCAGCGGCACGATCAGTTCCAACGCTTCATTGAATTAATCAATGACTTGAGGGAAGAGTGCATCGCAGAAATGCACGACGCTCCAACTGACAAGATCCAGCAACTGTCAGGGCGTATCCTTAGTTACGATCAGATATTGACAATGTCTACCTGGGGCCAGCCTTCGGCTACCGAATAATTTCATAGCACGCATTTCGTGTGCTATAATGCAAAACATAGCTATCGCTCGGCGTTGAAGAGTGGAATTATATGAACAACGAAGTCACAACGGGAAACGCTGAACCCGAAAACTCTACAGCGGAAAAGACAAATATAACAGCGGAAGATTTTGCGATCCAACGCTTGGGGCAACCAACCCCTGAACCAGAGGAGCAAGAAGCTCCTGAGGTTGAGGAAGAGGTAGCCGACGAAATTGCTACTGAAGAAGTAGAAGACACCGAGGAATCAGACGAGAGTACTGAAGACGAAGAGTCCGAAGCTGAATCAGACGAGCAAGTTCTTTCTCAGATTGATTTAGATGATATGTCCGAAGGGGAACTACGGGAACTAGCTGACAAGCTAGGCAGCCGTGCAGTAGCCCGCTTTGGAGAACTCACAGCTAAACGCAAGGCAGCAGAAGAAAAGCTACAACAAATTGAAGCTAAACTTTCTGCCGAGCAAAACAATCCACTGCAACCCAAGAAGGAAGTTAAGAACAATCCGTTCGACAGCGTAGACACCCTTGAGGATCTACAAACTAAGGCAACGGATGCTAGTAACGTCATTGAATGGGCAGAGGACATTATGTTCAATGCAGATGGATATGAAGCTGATGATGTAGTCACAGAAGTCGAAGGCAAGGAGATGACTAAGGCCGATGTCCGCAATGCTTTATTGCAGGCACGTAAAGCCCGTGACAAATTCCTTCCTGCTCGCCTGGAGGAAATCCAAAAGATTGAACAAAGCAAACAAATGCAGGAGCACCTCAGTGCTCAGGCTGAAGCTGAGTTATCTTGGATGACAGGTGAAGACAACGATACACGGCGTGAATACCAGGCCATTATGCAAGACCCCAGGGTCGAAACATTAATGACTAGCCTTCCCGCTGACGTTAAGGCTCAGATGCCATATCTACTAGCGCACGCAGCTAACAGTATCTACGGGCGAAAAGAAGTTAAAAGCACAAAGTCTAAAGTACGACTTAACGCTTCTAATACTTCTACCCCTAGTGCAGCAGGCTCAGAAAAGCCTGCAAGTCGTGCAAGTAAATCAATCAAGAACTTGAATACTCAGTTTAAGCAATCAGGGAACAAAAGTGACTTTATTACTCTCAGAACACTTCAACTACAAAATAGATAATCTAATTAAATCATAAAATATTATGGCATTCTCAAATACATTCGACACCACTAATCCTGGTTCCGCTGTTTCTAATCGTGAAGACCTCACAGATGTACTTACCATCTTGGCTCCCGAAGAAACTCCTGTCCTTTCATCTGCTTCTAAACAGAAGTCAAGTGCTACATTCACTGAGTGGACTGTAGACGTACTTTCTGCTCCTAGCACTGCAGGTGTAGACGAAGGTGCAGACGTAGCTACTTTCACTGACCAGTTCGCTGGACGTGCTCGTCTTGGTAACTACGTTCAAAAGTTCCGCCGCAACTTCAAGGTTTCTGACCTTCAAGAAGCTGTTGACAGCGTAGGCCCAGCTAAGGTTGCACAAGCTGAAGCAAAAGCTATCCGTGAACTCAAGCGTGACATTGAAGCTACAATGATCGGTACACAAGACCGCAGCGTAGAAGACGGTGCTGGTACACCTTATGGCCTTCGTGGTCTTGGTGACTGGATCGACTCTGCTGGTCCTGCTGACGTTCCTGCTAACTTCCGCACTCCTGCTGCTTCGATCTATGACATCAGCACACAAGGTGCCTTCGGTGAAGAAGCTCTTAACGATATGATCTCTTCGATCTACCGCAAGACTGGCAGCTCCAACAACCTTATGCTTGTTGCTGACACTGGCCTTCGTCGCACTATTGCTGACTTCGCTCGTGTATCTGCTGGAGCTACTGAAAACATCCGTAGCGTCAACTACGACGGTAACAAGGCTGAGATCAAACTCTCTGTCGAGCTTTACCAAAGTGACCACGGCATCGTGTCCATCGTCAATATGAACCCAGATACTGCTCCTGCTACAATTGCTGGCGGTAACACAACGTTCAATGACGGCTACCTCATCAACCCTGAGTACTACGGCGTGCACGAACTGATCCCTATGGGTTCAACTCGTCTGCCTAACGAAGGTGGAGGCGAGCGTGGATTCTGCGATTGCACATTGACCCTCGGTGTATACCACCCGCAGGCTCACGGTAAGATCACTCAGTAATCCTTGCTGAAATTTCGGGGAGCCAGATTTATATTGTCTGGCTCCCTTTTTACCTTTAATTTTAAACAATGGAAATAATCACAAAAGCTCCTACTTATTCTGACGAAGAGGTCAACAAGGCCTTTATGGATGAAATCAAAAACGGATTTGCACTTGAGAAACGGACGGAAGTTAATCGTGTAAACCAGGCTCGTAAAGAAGCTACAGAACAACGAGGAAAGGTGCACCCAGTACTAGGGCGTTGCGTAGCAACTATCCCGCACCGTGAGTACTTCCGACTCATAAAAAAGTACGGACAAGAGACAGTGCACTCCAAGGAGTTCCTGGCTTATTTCCAAAAGAATTTCTCAGACCTTACACCTAATAAGCTCTAATGCAGATCAAGACCTACACTGACCTATACAATTTAATAGTTGCACTTTCGGGTGTAGGTAGCTTTACCACCGAAGAAAAGAACAACATTGTTCAGTTTGTTAATCGCCGTGCCTTTGAAGCTTATCGTGCCAGCCCTAGCTGGCCACGTTATGCAGTAATAGGAGAAGAGCGCACAGTAAGCTCTGATGGCATTGTACCTTACGTAGAGGCTGGCCTAGATAACATATCGGACTTCCAGCGTATCTATCGTACGCAGCCCTTTAATCGTCAATCAGCCCTTGAGTACGAGTTCTATGTGGACTCCAATGGTGCTAAAGTACTTAACCTAATCGCCAACGACTCGGGTAAGGTATTCGTAAACTACCAGAAGGAACTTCCTGTATTTACGCAGGACTCTATAGATATTCCCCAGGAATTCTTTTTCTTTTTAGGGCACGCTGCCTATGCGGACTTCCTACGTATGGATGGTCAGCACAACAAGTCTATGCAGGAAGAGCAGATAGCTGGGACCTACCTGGCCCTAGAGCTTGAGAAAATTGACCTTCGGTCAAACAACAATACAATCAACAAAAAGTTTTCAACTTACGTAAACCGTCAATCCAGATAGCAAGTATGCTATAATATCACTATGAGTTCATCCAGAAACAATACCTTAGAATTTTCCTCAGTTGGATCAGAAGTACTTGACGCAGGTGACTCCGTTACAGGCAAACGCTACGGAGCCATCCAGGTTATCACTGACGCTAACTTTGGTACCCTTAGTGCTGACAATGTTGACCAGTCCTCTGCTGTACTTACAGGAGTAGGCATTGGAGCAGGGACCATCCTTTATGGTCAGTTCAGTGCAGTAGCTGTAACAAGCGGTCTAGTAATCTGCCACAAGTACTAGTATGTTCCTAAGCCAAAAGGGTTCTCTTGGTCGTAACCCTATGATCAATAGGGTTGGTCAACGGCTCCTTCAGTTATTTGAAGGGGCTTCTGCTGCGTATAGCCTGCGTGACCTAGCAAGTAACATTGCTTCGGTTGTCCGTGTACGACGTGCAAGCGATAACTCCGAGAAGGACTTCTCAGCTGTTGACGTATCCTCTGGTGCAATGACACAGTGGGTTAATGCTCAAGTAGTAC